GTAACAGAGCCTTACGTTCTGCTTCGTCTAATCTTGATTGTTCAGTATTAAATTGTTCTACTAAATTTGTATTGATAGAAACTAATACATCATAAATGCTTGATAAAGAATTTACATTTTCTTCTTGACCATCAGGTAAAGGTCCTATAAACTCTTTATCTGCTTTCATATCAGCAGAAAATACTTTACTTAAACCTTGTAAATTAGTTACAATATCATTTAATGGTGTGATAAGTTTACTTTGTTGTAACGATAAAGATTGACCAAATGACCTATTCTGTGTTTTTTGCACATCAGAAAATACTTTAGATAACTCTTGCGTTTGCTCTGTAAACGCTTGTCTATTATCGCCTTTATTTTCTTCTAGTTTATTGATTACATCTTTAAAGTCTGCCATAGTCTATTTCTTTTTACCTAATGCTTGAGCACCAAAGAAGGCAGCAACAATACCTGCAACAGCAATGAAATATACACCCGCCATGTCACCTAGTATTTTTGCGCCTTGTTCTAGTCCTGCAATTGTAGCACCAACTATCGCAATAGGATATAATAACATACCATATAACGAATACCATGCCATAGTTCTTTGTGCGTCTCTCATAGCGTCAGCGTCTTCTAATTCTTTACGTTTAAACTCCATGTACATGTCGTGTTCTTTATCTGATACTTTACCATCACCATTTGTATCTGCTGGATGTGGTTGTTGTATTACTGTTTTAGTCTCTGCCTCGGCCATCTTATCCCTTTCGTTTAGATTGTGCTTCTTTCATCTTCCTGTTTTCTTCTTTAATATGTTCGTTTAACATAGTTAAATAAATCTCTCTTTCGTAAGGTATCATGTTTTCAATCTCTGTCAAAGACCAATGATGTTGTTGTATCATTGAAAAGTTAAGTTGATAGTATGCCTCAAGGTCAATATGAGCGAGGCCGACTAAAAAAAACTTTGCATTCCTTGTAGTGTTACAGTACCTTTCTTTTTTGTTTTAGGGTTAGTCACTTTTACCTCATGTTTTAATCTTGGCATTGTAGTAAAGAATTTTTGCATTTCAGCAAACTGTCCTTGCGTTAAGTTTTCTAAAAACTCATTCATATCTTTTTCTTCAATGTCTGTTCTTTCGTGTGTTTCAACACCATCAATAATTTGATGAATACATCTACCTGTTAAATTTACTATTTCATCAGCACTCATTGTTGATAAATTTGCACCTTGAAAAGTTTTAACTGTAGGATAACTCATAACAACACTTACTGTATCTGTTAACTTAATAGTGTTATTGTGGTCATCATCAACTTCTACTTCAACCTTAGATAAGTCAACTGTATGTTTTACTTTTGTTTCATTATCATCAGGACAAGTAATCATAAGATCAACTTTTTCTCCTACTGATTTAGAACGTATCTTTAAAAAGATATATTCAATGTCAAATGATGGTAAATTATCTGCTTTCAATTTTCCAAAAGTACAATTCTTTATCACTTGTACGAGTGCGTTTGCCATTTCTTCTGGTTTTTCACTCTGTTGTGCTTGTAACAAGACTTTTTCTTCTTTAACGAGAAAAGGTCTATACTTTATTTTTTCGTCCGAACTAGGGACATTCAACTCAAATGTTTGTGTATTTAATTTAGGCAATGCCATAATATTATCTCCTTATAATTTAAAATGTAAGAGGCGGAAACACCTTTCCACCAAATACTTTACCAATAGGTATAGAACGTTTAAGTGTTCCTCCAACTTGTCGTGCTACCCTTCTAATTTCAGGTGGAAAACTATTTAAGAATCCGCCACCTGGTTTTACTGTTCCTGATGATAGTCCGCCTACTTTGCCGACACTATCAACATCTAGGTTGAAATTCAACCAATCTCTATATGCAAATGTAACATTTATTTTAACGTAATCATTTTGTCCACCTGCGGAATATGCTATCTCACTTATTGCAGTAGGAAATGCTTCACGAAGTCTAACGCCGTATGTTGCGTCATCTCTATCGTTTTTCGTTTCGAATTGTCCTAACTGAAATATATCTATATCACTTGTGTAATCTTTATAAAAATTAAATAAACCTGTTTGATTATTATATATTGCTGATTGCCATATCTCAAAGAAATTACGAAGTCGTAAAAATTTATCACCTATAAATGTAGCAGTAATATCTGAATACTGTACATTCGTTGGATATTTGTAAGGCGCACCTGCAATACGATATGGACTTGTATTAATTGTTCTACCTGGCATGGTGATATCTGTACACATCAATGAAGCGTCAGGACTCATTGACCTATTAGCATCCATAACCGCAGGTGTATCAAAACCTTGTTCATCATCTACAGGATCAACTGCTTGCAGTATCACATTTTCTCTTGCGTTAGCACTAGTTGCCTGTAGTAATTCTTCTAACACTTTACCTGTAGGTAAACCTATGTTAACTAAAAATCTAGTGTTACGAGCAACCCCTTCACTCTTTGCAATCGCTGATCTAAAACGACCAATTGTTGTTTCAGGATTTGATCTTTGTTTTAATCTAGGATCACCAGGTATGTTATCATACTCACGACCTCTAGGTAACCCGATACGAATATCAAAAGGTCCTACTCTTTTACCGCCTCTAAATATTGCCATTAAAATCTCTTTCTACTGTCTTTCCACACTTGTGATTGACCTGCTTTTTTCCATTGTGCAACTGGCATGAATATTGCCGGTGCGTAGTCTTCTTCTTCCATATTTAAAAACCCTGAAACAAATTGTGAACGTAAGTAATGTTTGATTGTAGGTTTAATATACTTTAAATTTTTTAACTTACTATAATTACCTTGAAATTTTCTTTTATCTAATGCTTCTAATAATGCCATACGAGCAGGTATAGGAAGATAGTGAAAGTTAATTCCTAAAAATCCACCTGGTGCAGTTTGTATAGGCATGACTAATGGAAACATATCATAGTATGGTAACGTTGCTTTTGTTTTAGGATCATAACGAAAAAAATGTAAACGATTAAATCTAGGCGATTGTCTTAGTTTACCGCTTTTCAATAGTCTACCTGCTGATATTCTATTTGATAGTTCACCTATCTTTTTCTTATACCAGTTAAGTGATAGGTCTCTATCACCTGCTTGTTGTTTTATTTTATCAAATACTGACGCCATACAACTATTTATCTAAATAATTAGAATGAAAAAGATAAAACGCATGAGTAATAGGATGTTGGTTCAAGGTAAATATAAACCTAAACACCCAAGTAAATACAAAGGTGATCCTTCTAATATCATATACAGATCATCATGGGAACTAACAGTATTTAGATACTTGGACAATAGTCCTGCAATACTGAAATGGTCAAGTGAGGAGTTTTTTGTGCCATATAGACACCCACTTACTAACAGAGTAAGTCGTTACTTTCCTGATGTTTACCTTAAATATCGTAATTCAACAGGCACTATAACAGAAACAGTATGGGAAGTCAAGCCAAAAATACAGACACAACCGCCACGCATACCTAAACGCAAGACGAAGACATGGAAGTATCAGGCAGAACAATATGTAATCAATGACGCAAAGTGGAAAGCATGTAAGAAGTATTGTGACAAAAGAGGGTACAATTTTCAGTTGATTACAGAGGACCATCTTAAACATTGGTCAACAATATCTCCTTTATAACAGATAAATAGTATTATGTCAAGCAGTTTACAACGATTAAAAAGCAGATTAACAGGTAATATATTTGGTCAATCAAACAAGGCGGCAGCAGTTACGCCACCTGATTTATCTAGAGGTTCACAATCGCCGGCAGATACGTCACACTTCTCAAATGATGGTGATGAATTTGACTATGGCGTATTTCAATATCCTGAAGATTTAGGTAACAATGACTTTGGTCATTATATACTATTTCACATTTTTGAAAGAACAAACTCAAAGTATGTGAATCCTACAGTATCTATAGCAAATAGAATATTGCCAGGTCAAAAAACAGGAAAGAAATTTGAAGGTATCACAAGATCATCTACAGTAACAGGAGCACCAGTACAAGATGGTACAGAGGTTGATCCTACAAATAAAGTAACTAAAAGAGACGCATTTGGTAATCCT